GATATCAACGGCATATCTAAAGCCGGATCAGTTATCGTACCACTATCAGCTGTACCACCATTTAATTGGTAAAGAGCAGCTGTTGAGAAAGTATCAGCAGATGTATTACAAGAAACCATTGGTCCTTCAATTGCGTCTCTCGCAGCAGTTGTAGCACTTAAGTAAATTACTAAACCTGCTAAGAAAGCTTCAGTATCAGCTAATTGTCCATCAGGACCTACTAATGTTCCTGTAGTAGATAAGATAGAAGAAGAAATTAATCCTGTTACGTATCTGTTAGCTGGATTACTTAACGGTACACCGTTTGTATCAGTTCTTCCTGAGAAAGTTCCAATATTTGGGTAAGCTGTTGACGCCACTGTTGTAAGTCCACCTGGAACTACAGTTACTGGAGTAACAGTTCTTTTACCTCTTGATGCATCAAATAATCCTCTCGCTGGAGAAGCGTTATTTTCATAGAATTGGTCATATAAATCTACACCTGAAGGAGTAGAAGCATTGAATCCACCGTTAGTAGAGTCAAAACCAGGTCTGTTAGTAGATACCTCTGGTACAAAGTAGAATAATTTACCAATTGGTAAGTTTAATGCTTGTACTGATACGATATCGTTAGCCAAAAGTTTAGAGAATACTCTCCTTACGATTGGGAATACAACTGTTTCGAAAGAACCTGAATCAGTTGCTGTTGTTTGTTCGTTGATTAAGTAAGACGCTTGATTCTCAAATAATTGAGCAACGTTGTCTTTACTATAACCATTTAGGCCATCTAGGAATCCTAGTTTGTCCCATTTGTTAATTACGTCTTCACGGATAAGTTTCATTGAATTAGTTCCAATGTTTCCAACTTGTCCTGAGTTTAATAAATGTCCCATTTTAATTTATTTTTTTAATGTTTTACTTTATTTTATTCATAAGGTCCATCATTCTCGTCATTTGAGGATCCTGATAAACTTTATTTTCTCTTATAACACTATTTCTCTTAGTGTTTTTTATAGTTGATTCTTCTGTTATAACTTTAGTTCCTCCTTTACTTACCATAGCTTCTTGAATTGGTTTCTTAGAAACCATTTCTCCTGATAATTTTTTATATAAGGATTTTGATTCTTTTAATGAATTAACTTCATCAAAACGAGAAAGAATGTTTAACTTTTCTTTTTTCGTTGTAGAATGCTCAGTAAACAATTTGGTTGTGTAAGCTAAATTCGAATTGAACACTGCCACTTCGTTTAACTTTTCTCTAAATAATGAAAGAGCTTTTTTATACTCTTCATTTTTTGATTTAAGTTTTTTAACTTCACCTCCATAGGTAGTAACCGCAGCTTTTAACTGTTTATTTTCCTTTATGATTCTTGATGGTACATGAGCTCTTCTTGATTCTTTAATCCCGCTCTTTTTTGCGAGATCCTTATTTGGTATAGCTCTTGGCTTATTAAGCCCTTTTCTTTGTCCTGAAGATCCACGTCTTCCATTTTGATAAGTTCTGTTTGTCCCCTCTTCGATTTCTTCTTCTTCGAAGTCATCCAATTCGATTTCATACATCTTCTCATCTTTCATTTCCATATGACGTTTTTTACCATACATTTCATCCATGTCTTTCATTTCATTCATATAGTCATCAGGTTCTCCTTGATCACCATGTGAAGCTCCAGTTTTGCCGTGATATCCTTTATCAGTCCCTTTGTAGTTTTTATAATCACTACGAGTTTTTGATTGGTCACCCTTTTTGGCTCCACCTTCTTCCATCATGTCGTCATCCATCATTTCATTCATGTCATCATCCAATTCAATTTCGTAAATTGGTTCATTCTGTTTCCCTTCAGAAACATTCTTAATTTCATACTCTTCGTTACCATCTGTAAGGGTTACGCCATCTCCAGTTTTTACAACTTCGATTTCGTCTTCTGGTCCCATTTTCTTAAACACTTTCATTACCTCATCATCTGATGAAGCAGTAAGGTCTAACTCTACAGCGTCGCCGCCCATGTCCATGTCCATATCCATATCTATATCCATGTCGTCGTCTGTAACACCTAACAATTCTTCTGAATCCATTTCAATCTCATCAACTTCGTTGATAGATTCTTTTACTAGTTCGTTAATTTCTTTCTTCAAAACCGAAGGAAGTATTTCTTTTGCACTCTCCTTTACTGATTCCTCGATAGCTTTCGCTTCAAGAAGAGCCTCTTCTACTAAAGATTTTTTTGCCATTTGACTAGTTTTTTTTTAATCTTATTATTAATATACGCAAAAGCGCAAAGAACTCCTTAGGGAGTTTTTTAATAAATATGCCTCATATACCCAAAAAGCCATATTAGTCTGAAAATTTGTCAGTTAAGTTTAACGATAGTAACCTCGTAATTCTGTGGGTCCTATAATGTACTCTCGATTCTTAAGATTCATCATGTCTGCTCGAGCCATTTTTTCTGCTAGAATCTTATCTTTTTCTGGGTCTCCTGAACTAGGTAACATAGCATCATAATAAACATCCACAAAATATCTAACTCTATCTCCTCTCTGAGTTTCGTCAAATACTTCATCTAAATCTACTTCATCTAAATCATAGTTTGGATCGTAAAATTGTTCTGGTAGTCTAGGTCCCTCTTCATTTTCATCATCACTAAATAATGAATCTTCATCATAGAAATAATCTGAATTATACCCTGGTAACTCTCTCCAGTTATCTGGTCTATCATCAGGTTGCTCAGATAATAACCCTAACTCTTTTTTTATTTTCCCTCTTAAACTCATATTAACAAGCTGACGCATTTGATGATGAACAATTATGAGTATTCATTAAATCTTGAACCTCATCATACTTACACTGTATTTGGTTCATCCAATTAGGTCCCATTTGTTGACCATTTATCATACCTGTAGAAAGTGCGTTACCCCAAAGTGTCTCCCTTTGACAAAGGAATTGACAAGGTTGGTTTGGATTTTGGGAACTAAAGTTAGGTAAACTTGTAAAGTTATTTAACCAGTTACTATAATTTGGCCAAGCTGACTGGTCACAACCTGTTGTTGATGTGTTAGGACATGGTACGATAGGGAAAGTCATCTGTGGTACTTGAGCAGCTGTACCAACTTGTAATACCTTCCAATTGGCTAATTGAGCTCCAGGACCTCCCGCTGGTGCTTCAAATTCATCCCCAATTACTGGTGTTCTTACAGTTCCATTATCATCTACTAACATATTCATGAAAGAATTCTGACTTCCAAAAGGAGTACCATCACACAACTCAACTGTTACATAAGCTGGAGTTGGGGCCGCACTACATTGTGCATTACAATCAGCTTCTGACGTATAAGGTCCTGTAAAATATGATTGAGGTTGATTTGGAGATTGTGCACAATTACCACCGTTAGGATTAACATAAGCACCTGTTGGATCACACCACCAGTCTCCTTGAGATTGTGTTTGGGCACATGGTTGGACATTAGGGTTATAATAAGGTGATATATTTTGTGCATTTGCTCCCTGACCATTTGTGTCACAAGCGGTAACTACTGTTGCCGATTCAGGAGGAGTAGATAAACCATAAGCACTACAACTATTTATTTGGTTTCCTGCCCCCGTACCTGTCATTCTATAAGTTTGACCTTGGTATTCTACAAAGACTATAGGTCCGTCTGCCATATTATATGGATTACCGCCACTATCAGTTACATTTAGACATAAATTACTAAAAGCTAGATTTTGTTGATTTGAATAAGGAAGTGGACCCATACCACAAGCTTGGGCAAGACCCGCATTATGATTATCACCACAACTATATAACTTTGCATGTCTAATAATTCCTGGTCCCCAGTCTTGAACTTGAGTTTGTTCATTTAATGATATAACATCATCACCCATTAAAGTCATAGGTTCCATTTGTGGTTTGTTGTCTGACCTACAAGAATTTGATGCTGCGCACCAATGATGTCCTGGAGGACAACCACCTGGACCCATATCGCCAGCTTCTTTATATTGGTCATGTTCAAAAGAATCATTAACACTATCCATCATTTGGTCTATCTTTGCCAAGTGACTTTCCATCCAATCATCTAATACCTCATCTCTTTCTAACTTATTATAAACGTTTTGTGCTTTATTTGAAATACTGTGTAATTGTGACGCTGCCATATAGGAATCTTCACTTGTTTCTTTTGCTTCTCCACATCCACAACCTTCCTTAAGTTTTTCCTTACCTTTTACTGGTCCACTTTTCATATTTAACGATGGTGGTGGTGGAGTCCCTTTTAATTTGTTTACGTCTGATTTTGGCACCCACCCGTTAGAGGTTAAAACATCTCCATGGATACTCGTCATTAAAATTTCCCCATCATATTGTATTCCTGTGTTTCCCTTTTCTTTCTTCTTCTCTTCTTTTTCTCCCCCTCCTGTTGGTACTCCTAATCCACTACACATAGTATAGTCACTAAAAGAACCTTGAGTTTCTGTTACGCAGTTACCCCCACTTACACATCCGTGATATGCGTTTTCTCCACCACAACTAATGGCAGCTGTACAATAACCTTCATGGTCACAGTTAGGGGCCTCTGTTAATAACCTACCCTCATTTAATTTTTTTATATGATCGTATTTTGATTTTCTAGTTCTATAACTCATGATTTAATCTTTTAAGAAATTTTTAATTGTTTTATTCAAATCTGACTCCATTATTTTTTGGGGTTTAACAGATTCTACGTAAGGTTTAGCTTCGTCTACTTGATTAAATAAATAAGCTCCAGGGGTTGAAGGTGAAGAAACCAAATCAAAACAGATTAATTCAAAATCATCTTGTACCATATTTTGTCCATTTACACTTTGTAAAGAACCGACTCCTCTTGAGGATATACCTAATTGTACACCGTGTCTTAGTAGATTAGCTGCTAAATCTCCGGGTGTTGTTGTAACTCCTGTATTTTCATAAGCAGGAGATGTAATTAAAGTTAACTTCCCCATTAGTGTATTTCCGTCCCACCAAGTTTCGTCTAATTTGTGAGATGTTCTTTCTAAATCTATGATTGACGAGTCTGGATGGTTTAACTCGGAAATAGCTCTACCATTTTTTATCACCTCTTGGTGTTTATCCACTTCGTTTCTAAGAATATTTTCTGGATAAATTCTTCCATTTCTGTTTTGAACTCCACATTTTTGTAGTACAGCAACCATTTGAATCGGACCATAGCTTGTTCCGACTTCATTCATCTCTTTTATAATTTTTTTATTTTCCGTGATTTGGGGTGATATATATCCGGAGTCTTTTTCGACTAAAAGTCCATACCCCACTTCTCCTTCTTTAAGTAATTTAAGTTCCATACTAATAAATATTATTTTTATAATAAATATATCGTAGTAAATTAAAACCCACGATTAAGCGGGTTTTATATAATGAACGTGGGGTTAATTTTTCTTTTTACTGTTATAGGTGAAATTTTCATCTATTTCAAACACTTCTCCTATTAACTTTGTAGAAAGCCATTGTAATTCCATAATTACAGAAGGGTTATTTATTTTTCTAAGATTTTTTTGGAATAGAGTCACTTCACATGACATAAATGATTTTTTATTTTTTATAATTCCTGATGAACGTAAATCAAAATCTAATATTATTTTTTCTTTATTAAAACTTTCCGACGGTACAGTCGAATTTAAGAATCTTTTGATATTCTTTTTTATTTTATTTAAGTTTGGTTGGTAGTCCTCGATATCTTTGGTTGGTTCTACCCAACTAGATAGAATTAAATACAAAGTTCTAGGTTCTTTATTATTTACTGTCCCTATTCTTACATTAAAGGGTTTTTCTGTTTTTAGAGCTAACTCTTTTCCTAATTTCATTTCTCATGTTCTTTTCTTCAAAGTGTTATTAATAGTTAATAATAAGAAATATAATCCAATAAAAAAACCCCGAGTAGGGGTTTTCTTATCTATTAAAGTTTATGTTTCCACATTTGTTTCATCCTCTTAAGTTCTTCATTTATAGATCTACGTTCTTTAAGTTTCTCCTTTTTTGGTTTTGAAAGTTTTTTTGGTGGTTCCGGATCAATTAAATCAGGGTCACTAGGTGGTGGAGGTGTTGGCCCTCCAGTTAACGGAGGCATATTAAGATTTGGACACCCACATGAATTTGCTTGACACTGTGCCCATTCTAATTGTTCTGTTTTTCTATTTATTTGTACTTGGGTTAATGGAGAACCATTACCAGCAACACCTGAATTTAATTGGTCTGTTACCCAATTAACCATAGCTTGGAAGTGTTGACATCCATTAGCGTTATATCCACTCTCTCTTTGAGCTAACATATTTTGCCAAGAATTTTGTCCCCCAGTATTTAAGTGTTGTTGTGCACAAGGACTACTCCACGAAAAGTCACAACCCGCACTAGGATTATTATTAGTACCTGGACACCCTCCTGGTATAACTGGGAAGTCTTGCACTCCATATGGTGATGTAGTTGAAGGGTCTATCGCAGTTATTTCATAAAAAATAGGCTGTCCTGTTGACCCATAAGTATTTCCTACATCGATTACACTTCCCATATCATTAGCGGTATCTGGAAGATTTCCATTTAGAGTAACACAAGGCCACGTAGCCGTTGATGTTGGATCATCACATACCACTGTAGATATACTCATACATGTTGCCCCTGGATTACCGCCACCACATTGACTATCACAAGCAGTTTGTGTTGGATAAGGTCCGGTTGCATAACCTGGTTGAGGATTTGTTGGTGATTGTATACAAGGACCTGGTCCTGCGACTCCTGTTGGACACCACCAATCACCTTGCCACGCTCCTCCACAAGCTAGGTTAGGGTCGTTTACTAGAGGGAAGTTTGGTGTTCCACCGATAGCATTCATAGGTATTAAGGTACAATCAGTTCCACATTGTGGACCACCTGGTACATTTTGACACCAAGGTGAATTAGGCCCTATTTCTTCTACTATTGTTGGAGTATTATTAACACAGTCATAACATGGTGTTATAGTATTTCCTTGTGTTGCATTTACCCAATCTGCTTCACAATCAGATTGTGTTGGGTAAGGTCCTGTAAAATATGATTGTGGTTGATTTACTGATTGCACACACATGTTTGATGAAGGATTTACGGCATTTGGGTCACCCCACCAAGATCCTTGGTTTTGTTCAACCATTAAACCCTTTGTTTTGTTATGTGATACCTCAAAAAGTTTATTAACCTTTTCTATGTGTTCTCTTTTGTTAAATCTTTGTCTTCCCATTTTTTAATTTTTTATATTTCCTCTTCAGAATAATCATATTCATGAGTTACTGTAGTTTTACTTGGTGCTTCTTCTGCTGGTGTCTCACCATTCGGTGAAAATCCTTCAGCAGCGGTAAAACCTAATCCTGCCATTACAATCCATTGTAATGAATTAAATATATTTTCATCAATCGTGAAGTCCCAAAATAGATTTGAGACATATCCGATTAACATAAATAATAGACAAATAAAGGTAACAAACCTTTTACTTGATACTTTACCGTCTCCGCTTAACATGTTTTTGAAAAAATTCATAATTTTAATTTTTTAATTAGTTCCAGAAAATTAACTTTCCTATTATTCCAAGTACTGCAACCCAAAGAGACCATAGTACCTTTCCAGTTGATTTTCTAAACTGTGTATTTTTATTTACTCTTGCTACCGTTCCATTATCTGGATTTAGTAGAACTTTTTTTATCATTGTTATATCTTCTTGCATTTTTGCCTGTCCGTCCTTTAAGTGAATCATATCATTCTTCACTAATTTTATCTCACCGTATACTTGTTCGTTTGTTAATCTAGCCATTTTTTATTGTAATCCTGAAATTAAATAATGTAGTTTACTAATATCATTTACTGAACTCTCAGCAATAAAATTCATACCCAACACTTTATTGTACGTCTTTTTAAGATTAACGTGTAAAGAAGCTTCATCGTTATCAACTATTTTTTTCTGTAGTAAATTTTGAGCCATCTCCTTATAATCTTCAAATATCCTTTCTTCTCCCTCCTTACTTTCCAAAATTACCTTTAATATTTTTTTATCTGCCTCAGATAAATCTTTATATTTTTGGTTATATTTTTTACTTACGATTTTACTCATTAAAGCAATTGGTACTGACGGTGCATCGTTTTTGGTTTTTAATTCATTTTTAATTAAATTTTCTTTAACCATTACTTTAGAAGTGTGTATTGAGTTAACATTCTTAGATGTGTTCATTAAGAAATATAAATTAGAAATTGACTCATTTATTTCTGAGGGAATTACTTTCGCTCCTAATTTATTACAAAGACTTTCTAACTTACCATTAGACGATATAATTTGTTGGGGGGTATAGACTCTAAGTGAATCGATGTTTTCTTTTATGTAGTTTGTGGCATATTTTTCTTGAACATGAGAATTTTTAAGATTGTCATACACTGTGAACTGATCAGATAATATTCTATCTGTTTTAATGACTTTAACACATTCTTTTATTAATGCACTACATTTCTTTTTGTTGGTGCCAAACTCTTTAGAGGCGGCTTTATAGATTGAGTCTAATAAATCTCCGAAATTTTTCATACAGTACGTTTTATATAATAAATATAAAACTATTCTAAAAGTTTATCTAAATTTTCTTTTAGACTTGCAATATCCTCTTTAATTAAGTAACTTCTATTATTGACTTGATGTTGTGGTTTAGTATCAGTAGTGACAGTTTTAACTAAATTATCGTAATTTTGTAAAGTTTCTGCCAAATCTTCTGGTGAATCATCTGGTTCTACTGCCATGTCTCCCCCCATTGGTGGTGGCGCTCCGCCTCCTGCTGGTGGTGGTGTAGTTGGAGACCCTCCGGTGTCACCAGCATCCACTCCTGCATCTTCTCCAGTATCACCATAAAGTCTATCCACTTCTTTGAATATTCCTGTTTGTTTAATAACTTCTGACGTGTTTTCCATTTCAGCAGCAGCTGCCTTTTCCATTCTTTGTCTTTCTAAGTCTAAAATAATTTCATCATCACTAAAACCTAGTATATTCTTTTTTGCCCAAGTCATAGATGTGGCCGCGAAACCATTACCAGCATCCGATACCGAATCTCTATATAATGCCACTTTGGATTGGAATTGTTCTATTTTTAACATTTCTGCTTGAGTAGAAGGATTATTAAGTCTTAAACTAAAGTTTTCCAGTTCTTCGTCAAATCCTAGGATATATAAATGTACTATTGCAATTTTATTAAGTTCTTGTACCATAGATTGTTGTACTCTATTAATGGTCCTTGCAAATCTTATATCTTGTAATGCCAAATTCTTTCCTTCTCCAGATGGTTCCTCAAAACCTAAAAATGGTTTTGGTATCCTAAGTGCTGACAACATTTTCTTTTGTATATACTCAATGTCAGCAATTTGATCAAGATTACCAGCACCTGGTAATGTCTCAATAGGGTTAGCAGCACCATCATTACGTACTGGTACAAAAAAGTCTTGGTCTACTGCCAAGGCATTATACCTTAAATCGGCTTGTCCAGTAGCTTGGTCAATAGCGTGATTTCTCTTAAAGTTATTTGCGATTTTATTAACATATGCCTGTACATCTTGGTCATCAATATTACCAACGTTTATTTTGAAGACTCTTCTTTCCGGTGCTCTAGTTACACGATATATCATCATAGCATCTTCAGACAATAATAACTGTTTCCATATTCTTCTTACTTTTTCCAATAAAGAAGTTCCATAAGGTAATCTTCTATCGTCTCCTAATAATCTAAAATGGGCTACCTCCCATGCATTAAATGAAATACTTTTATTCCTCCATTCGAATTTAATATTTTTATCCTTCTCATTTTCTCCTTGTACCCCATAAGAACCTACCTTTTGTTGGGTTAGGTAACTACTTTCATCCTTTCGCTCAATCTCGATATTAGGTAGTTGAGAAGCTCCAATAATCCCTAATTTAGGGTCTATTTTTAGATAAACAAAATTATCACCATACTTACAAGTATTTCTCGTCCAAGCCGGTAAAACGGCATGTAAATCTAAAACTTTTGTAAATAGGTTAGTTAAAATATCTTTAATTCTAGATGATTCTGATTCCACAGTAAGTAGATGACCTCTTTCATCTGGTGTACAACTTTCTTCCGAATATATATCTAGAGCCGCTGCGATTTCGGGAGTAAACTCCATGGATTCAAAATCATAAAACGATGCCAATCTAGTGGTTTCATAATAGATAGCTTGATTATAGAGTTCACTATCTACCTTATTCCACTGATTACGCATAAAGGCAGTTTGTTGAGCCTGTAGTTTTGCCTGTTCAAAATCTGCTTTATTTGTTGTCTTTAATAAAACCTTATTAGGATCAACATTGTAATTTTGAATTGGGGACCTCCTTGTTGCCCCAGCACCAAATACCTGCTGTAGTCTTTGATATATTGTTAAGTTATCTTCTGCCATTATTTGTTCTTTGTATTATAAATATCTTATATTAATTATAAACTAAAAAAATAGAAAGTTAAACCTTATTACCTATTACCTCTTCCCATTTTCCCAAATAACCAACCATAATCTTTATATATCTGTCCAGGAGTGGGATTCTGGGGACGAAATGGATCAAATGGATTAGCCTTATTAGGGTTAGATGGGTTGGTAGTGGCGTAGGTAGTTGATGAGTTGAACTTTTCAGACTGAGGTTTAATGTCGTCAATATTTTTATTAACTGAAGTATTTGTTACCCAACTATCCATAATTGCCGCAGAC